CGGACAACCATTTGCGTACCAGACGCACTTGGGGATCCGGAGTATAAAAGAAAACTTTTTTCTTCTCCGCCCGTTGGAACATCAGGCAAGTCCAGTTTGTTTTCCGTAACATTGTTTGAGAACTGATAAGTCTCATCTGGACCAGAAAAAGTTCCTTCGCTCCAAGTAGCAAGCCAGGGAAAGTTTGTTCTGTTGGGAGCTCCTATACCTACGATTCCGCCGGGTATCTCGCTAGCACTTAATCTCCAGAATTGTCCACTTGGACCTTGCCAATTACTATATAGTAATCGTGTGATTTCGTATCGGGGATCGTCAACCTTTACCCAGCTACCATCTTCCTCTGTTCCAAATGGACCAGCATTATTAGTTGAAGCATAAAACTGATACTCACCGTTTATTGCTGTATCCGAAGTTACACCGCTAATAGTAAAACGAATGGAAGAAAGATCCTTTGTGTAGGCTGCTCCTAAATCTCTAGTCATCCCCTTCGTGTAGAATCCGTTGGCATTCTCGCTTCCTGCTCCCTTTACGATGACGGCATCTTGGGTATATGGAACAACTTGGTTTATAGTTCCGCTACGCGGTTCATTAGGAACAACGTATCGGGGCCATATAGGACTCTCGTTGTATATCTCCGAGAATCTACGATTAATAAAATTCGCAATATCATCCTGCTCCGAGGGTGCAAACGCACGAACCCCTGCTAGGGATTGAATCAATTTGAAGAGTTCGCCGTATGTTCTGGTTTGCATTAAATTTTGTTCGGGCTGAGATCGCTAAATTTCTTTTGGAAGTATTTTAAAAATTCTTTAGAATGAACTTCTGCGTGTCCGTATTTTTTGATCAAGCGGAAGTATTCTCTTGGAGGCATTGCTGCCACGCACTTACCCAGGATCGGGTGAGTCTTGCCAACATTGCTACTAGCGTCTTTACGCGCTATATCGTAGCGTTGACGTTCGGTTGATACTTCTTCCCGGAGACTTGCTTGAATCTCCGCAAAAAGAGCATCGTTGATTTCTTCATCAGAAATCTTTGGGTCTTGATTTACGATTTGCATATTAAAAAGGTGGGGGGGCGTTTGCCCCCCGCACCAGAATAATTAAGTAACGTCTTGGATCAAGCCGTGAGCCTGTGGGTGGTAAACACCGAGGGTCAAGGCGCAATCAACGAAACCGCGCTCACCGCCACCATTGTTAGGCTGGCGAGTGGAACCCATAGGAATGAGTTCGTGGACACCGTAGTATTCGGGGTTTACGAGGTAACCGCTGGAGTTAGCAGTTGTACCACCGAAGTTAGGCATACAGTCGGGGTTAGCGTTAACGATAGATACAACACCGTGGTCGCTTTGGTAAAGCTCAACAGAGAGCTTGATAGCAGCAACATTGCCGTCATAGTTGACGTTGCGGATGCTGGTTTCAGTCGAAACCGTGGAGAGGCGAGCGAAGTCGCTAACTACACGGCGAAGACCTACGTCTGCTACAAGAACAAGTCCGTTGGATACACCGTTCACTTCAAAGATGCTTGAAATGATGTCGTTGAAGGTAGTCTCGCTGAAAGGAGTCGTGCCAGCTTCGGTAGCGGTGTAGATGCTAGAAGCAGGAGTTTTGAATCCAACAGGAACAGTCGTGTCGGCAGCTGCGCTGTCGATGAAACCACCAAGACCGGTCATCTTATAAGGAAGAACATCGGTAGCTTGTTGTTTAACATTGGTGGAGCAAAGAGTTGCTTCAATGTCACGTTTGAGTTCGCGGATTGCTTTAGCTTCTGCTTGAGCAATTTTAGCGGGACCGACAGAGTCAACAGCTTCTTGAAGGTCAGAAACCTTGTAGTCGCGGCGGAACTTCTGTGTGAAGTTACCCATACGAGCGCGTCCAGCGAACTGGTCGGTGTGAATAACAACGTCTTCACCTTCTACGATACCGGCGGTATCAGGAGCAGAAAGAACGTCAACAGTCCATTCGGTGTTAGTAGCGACTGCACGTTGTTTTTGTGCAGAGGAAAGAACCGGAGTTTCTTCGGGAGCCAAGATGGTCAATACATCTGTAAGGTCTTCGCGATTGGAAACAGCCGATCCCGGATTGGTTACATCATAGGTATTTGAAAATGCCATAATATTTTATAGGGGATTATCGGGTTAATAATTGTTTTGTACGAAGTTTGATGAAATCAGCATTGTTACCACTTTCTTTCCATTGCTGGGCAAGATCGCGGATGGCTTTCTGCTCTCGTGAAGGTTTCTTTTCTGGCTTCGCCGCGGATGAATCAACAGCTTTGGGCGGATTCAGTTTCGGAGAAACTGGAGCCTTGTCCTGCGGAACGGGCTTGCGTCCGTATAAGCTGTTGGCTGCGTGAGCCATTAAATAAGGCATTTGTGCGGAAACATCGGGTGGAAGATCCTTTAGCATCTTCTCAACTCGTTTATCGCGCATAATTGCATTATACTGTTGTCTTGTGTCATTGTCCTCGCCGGATAGCCAGGGTAGCTCATTAACAGCTTTTGCTGCGAATGTTTCTTGTAGCTTTGTTCCCTGTTCCTTGGCTTGAATGCTTTGTAGTTGTGCAGGAAGAAACTTATCTCTGGATTTGCGGGAGTTTAATAGAGTCTTCCGCACATCAGCCTTAGTCATCTCTCTTCCATCAACAGTCACGACTACATCATCGGGAGCGTATCCATCTGCATTAAACAACGTATCCTCTGCCCACTCGATTACGGAATTTATTTCCTCGGCTTTTTCCTGTATGGCTTCTGCTGTATCCAGAGAAGCGAAGGGGTTATTTGCTACTTTTTCGGGTGCTTTGAGAGTGCTTGGTGCTTCCTGCAACTTAGCCTCTAGTAAAGCGAGACGCTCTTCTGCGGCTTTCCGTTTTGCGGTAAGCTCGCCAAATCGCGCTACTGCTCGACTGCCAAGTTTTTCGGATAGTTCTCGAAGATCTGCATCGGACATATCATCAAGATCAAACTGTGAAAGAACATCTTCTGAGGATGCTTCGGGTTCTGCTTCTTCGGCTTCCGCCTCAGTTGCTTCCTCTTCCGCTACCTCTTCGGTTGCTTCTGCCGTGGGAGCAATTTCTTCGCTTGCTTCTTCCTCTACCGTTTTAGCAACTTCTTGCTGTTCTGGTTCGGGTTGAGCTTGCTTTTGAGCTTGCCCCAAGCGTCTGGCTATAAAGTCAGCCGCTGTCATATTAGTCTGTTCCGCTGGTGTTTCGGTTACGGATTCAGCGATCTCCGTTGCTATTTCATCTGACATAATTTTTTGTTTCCACTCCTTTACGCCGAGCGATGGCGATGAAAGTATCTTAACATATTAGGCAACCCTAATGGATTGATTGGCTATGAACCTGCCTAATTGTTTTCCAGTTACACATCTGAAGTATTTGGTCATATGTCAGTATTCGACCGGATACTTGCTGTAGTGTTTCTGAGTTTGCTTGGTGAAGTTCCTCGATGGCTTCTTCACGGAGTTGCTCAATCACTTGAAGGAATCGAGCAAATGATTCGTGGTTTGCTAGGGCTTTTAGATCTGTCTCTAACGTCATATTATTTCTTGTATGGTTTAGCTGTTCCAGTTGCGGTATTGAATATGTGATTACCGTAAAGGAAGTTTCCTATATTTTGAGAGGGATCATCTTTTGCAGTCCTTGTTCGGAATCCAGTAATATACATTGCCTCTTTGGGCCATTGTTCTTGCTGGGCGAGTTGTGCATATTTTTCGGCATTAAGTGCAATGCCCAAAGCGTTTCTAGCATTTATGCGATCTTGATCAGTCAACGGATTCTGCTTGTCGTATCTAGGAGTACCATCGCGGTTCATCACTTGATATTGATCTTTCGCGGTTAGAATCGACATTATGTCCGTCTTGCCGTCAGTAAGATATGCGTTCTTGTAAACTGGAACACCTTCCCAGTCCTGTTTATCACGAAGATATTTCTGGCGGTTGATAATGCTTTTTGCAACTAGAGCCATTCCGGGGACACCTTCTCCGCGAGCCTCAAGTGCAATGGCATCCACAAGAGTGCCTACAATCTTATCCCGCCGCGCCTGTTCCGCTCGCTGTGCGCCGTATTCCTTTGTGCCTACATTGGTGGCAGCAGGTTTAGGTTGAGCTTTGGGCTTGGGGGCTGGACCGCCTACCCGAATAACTGGAACAAATTCTTGTTTATCCGCCATAAGAGGATCCCGATAACTGTTGAGTTTGGACGTTGCCAACCGCTGCGGCGGTTGTTCCATACTGTCCATACTGTGTAGCATTGATTTGCTGTTGTTGAGCAAACTGATACTGACCAGCATACTTTTGGAGACGAGCAGCAAACGCTTCGTCTTCAACCAGTCGTTTTGCAATATCGGGTTGTCGCGCATACTGATCAATGATTTGCAACGCAAGCTGACCGCCATTCGGTCTAGCTGGCATTTCCATACCGGAATATATTTTTGCAAGATCATCGGTAACAAATTTAGTGATTTGTTCAGCAGCGACTTGTGCGGGTTGTAGAATGTTGTCAGCTAGAACTGGATCAATCGATGATGCAGCAATATCAAGTAGTGCATCAATGTTGATTCGACCGTTGCGATCCATTTGCGTCAAAGAAACAATCTGTTGGAGTTTGTTTTCTTGGGACTGCGGATCCGCGTTGAGAACATCGTAGCTAATCATAATGTCGTAGTTCTCGTTGGGATCACCCTTTGTGAACGTCATTGGATTAGCGTTGCCTGTTACTCGGAAAAATATTTCGTCCGGTCCAAAACGCTGGAAGCATTTAAATGCCATAGACATTACTTCAGCAGCGTGAGAAAGGAACTTGTCAACCAGGAACTGTTTGCGAATACCGCTGATTGATGAAGTTTCATCAAGTCCCACAAGTCTGTCGGCTTGTTGTTCTAAAGTCTTTTCGATTTCAATCGATCCAGTTGGCGGAGGCGGAGTAGGAGCAAAGTCCAGATCTCCCTTACGGCGATACGGAATCATACGTCCCGGACCCCAATCAGTTGGAGCCTGTCCTACTGGGTGCAGTATCGGAGGTAGAGTTGCAATGCTGTTGCGATCAACGCGGGAGTCGCGTTCAACCTTGACTTGATTCTGAATTCCACGAAGAACATCGGGGATAGTCATTGCATCATATAGACGCTTGCTGTCCTCGGACAGCTTGGTGACTACAACTGGGTAGTCCTCGTATCCATTTAGTAATTCAAACTTTGCGTAGCCGGGAGCTTCTTGGTTTCCGCTGAACTGGCGATGGAATACCGTGCAGTAGATTCCTTCTGCATTGTCCTCTGAATCAACCAATCGTTGATAACCGTAAACAAGCTCAATCAGTTCGTCAGCTTCGTAAGCGTTATCGGTTAGGCTTGTGGATCGGCGACCTTCTTGCTCGCGCTCGATGCTATCAATGTTTACTCCACGATAATGTTTGATAACGTAGTCAACAAAGTCCGCATCCCATCCATCGGTGGCAATTTTGTTTTCTAGTTCCTGTGGTGTGAAGTAAGTGCGCCAGAAGCAATACGGAGCGCGTTGCGGATCCGTGACATATGATGGGAAAAAGAAATCACCATCGGGTGCAAGTGTCTTTACTTCGGGTGCGTCAATTTGTCGGCGCACAACAGGTAGTTTAGCTTTTCCTTTTTTGCGTAATTCTTTAAGTGCGGATTTAGCTCTACGAGTTGTGACACCATTAAATGTACTTTGCATCAACTTAACCAGTTGCTCATCTTCGTCACCGGACTGAATAAGTGTAGCAATCTCTGGAGCGATTTGGCTAATTTGTTGAAGATCGAGTTCCTGTAGAAATGTGCGATCCTCTCGATGCCATCCTACATAGCTGATAAGTATACCTCGCTCAAGCAGGTAGTTTGCGCCGAGTTCCATCTCCCGCGCAAAGCGTGGGATATATCCAGAGCTAACCATCCACTTGAGAAAACTGGATACTAGCTTTGCTCTACCAATATCGCTAACTTCTGTTGGAAACGCACGAACATTCGCACGATTCAGCGATGCTACAAATAAAGATACTAGACGAGTAATGCGCTCATCAATAACGTGGCTCTCCATATCGGAAGCTCCCTCCCAGGGAAAAGCATCCGCGCCGTGCTTACGGTGGTCACGGCTCTTGCCGGGCCACCAATTACGGCGATCATCATAACTTTGTCGGCATAAATCAAAATATGCCTCAAGTTCGTTTACTGTTTCATCATAGGCATACCGAAGTGTTTCAACACTTGGTTCCTTCTCGACATATGTTAATGCCTTGGAAATTGTTTCGTTTTCCATAAATTCTACTAATATATCATACTTGACAATGTTTTATCGGCGAAGCGGTGGCTTTATCCATTGATACTTTGGGTCATCACCAACATTATCGGACTCAAAGTAAATAACCTTTGATGTAAGTTTACCAGATAGGGCAAGCGGAATCTTGACCTTGAACATCTTGTAGGAGTCCTGTGTTTTCGCGAAAACATATTGCGGGTTTGGGGCTTGGCGGATTACTACACCTCGATAAACAGTTACCATCGGTATTAAGTTTTCCACTATCACTTGCCCTTTTTCCGAGATCCAAAGGTTCTTACCCTTACCGGTCACCATTTCCTCTTCGAGATTGTTTAAAATGATATCGTGTATATATTCAAACGTCACGCCGTATTCCTTGGCTAACGCAGTTAGTCTTTTCTTTGCCATACTAGTATCCTCCCTTGTTGGTTAATGTTGTTTGCATTGAGCCTTGTTTAAAGAAATCTGGACCTTCTCCGCCGTTGGACATCCGCAGGTATCGGATAACGTCAAAGAAGTCCTTGAGTGCTTCGTCTGATTTTCCGTTTGAGTTGTAGTTGATCAAGCTGTCAATCAAGTTACCGCAGTCACTATGTATGTAGCACATTGGGCGGTTGGCTTCATCGATGCCCACATTGGGATTGTAGCTGAACCAATCATCAAGGGCAGCTATGCCCTGTTCTTCCATTACACCACTTGATGGAATGAAACTCACTCCGTAGTCATAGAAAGCTGTAAATAGATCATCGTTGTTTTCATTCTCACGAGCAAAGAACCTGGAGTCACCTATCCTCTCGCTAACCTCAATACTAAGCTCTTCTTCAATCTCCTGGAACAGTTCGCAGTATCCTTCGACATTGAGTCCTATCTTCTTTGATGCTGGACCGTACTTCCACTTGGGATCTCCAAACAAAGCCCACTCTCCGTAGCTGTTTCGATCGGGCCATTCGCGGCGTATGTAGACTTCCCCTGCTTTGTTTACTCCAGCCCATATCATCGTGTAGTTCCTAGCACCAGCGGGGTCAACCACTTGGTAGCAAGTAAACTTGCTTTTGTCGGATATGTCAGGGAACGTCATATCGTATTTATTTGGTTCCTCGGAAAGAACATTTACCTCGGTATTGAAATACGGAAGCAATGAGTTCGCGGATTTTACCGGTAGTCCATATGCACGAACCTTAATCTCATCATCGGGTCTACCGTTGAGATCTTTTGCAATACGCTCGTAGCCACCGAATGGGTTTTCGTCCGAGTGCAGGTAGACTATCCCGGCATCCCTCGATGGGCTGTATTGGGCAACTGGGACTGGATTGTTTCGCAGGAGTTCAGCCGGTCTAGTTGCCAGTGTTTCTGCATTCTTTAGATAGTCAGCAATGAATGGCGTATACCCATCAATCGGCGTAAAGCCGATTACCATCTTACTGTTTCTGGTAGCTAGACGAAAGCGCAGGGTATTGACCAGCGCGGCATCCCCAAGATACTCGTCCAGCCAAGCACCAATATTAAGTCCTTTGGGGGCTTTGAATCCAAACTCAAAGCCTTCAAGAATAGTTTGATTGTTACTGAACTGGGTATATGTCTTAAAATCGACACGAGTTCGAGTGTCAGGAAATATAAACGAAGAGCCAGTAAAACCATTTTGCATTGAGAAGTTGATGTAGCCCTCGATGCTTTTTGTCTTCTTACGGAACTCCTTGGGCATCATCTCCCACATCGCGGCTTGTTGCACCTTTACAGATGTATCCGCATTCTGTGAAAAGCAAACAATATGCCCATCATTGTTCTCCATTACCGCTTGCATTACCATTTTGGCGCAACCAGTTGTCTTACCCGAACGATTGCCCCCCAGGGCAAGACATTCGTTTAGACTCTCTAGGGAGTTCTTTATTCTATCCCATCCGGGCAAATCAAACCCGTGGCGGACTGGATCATCTATTGATGCCTTGATTCGTCCCTCGTGCGCCGTGTAAAGATCCTTGAGCAGTTGTGGATCCTTTTCACCAAGTAGCACTATCTCCTCATCAGTCGGAGATGGTAGCAATGGGTGATCTGTAAATGTTAGTTCCATACTGCTCTTGCAATGTGCAATTTATTTATTGAAGTCCCTTCTTCATTGAATTAAACTTCTTTAATTCCCATATTCATAATTTTAATCCTCCTCTTCTTCTTCATCAAACCAGACTACCTCTAGATCCTCGACCTCGGCTTGCATTTCGGCGGATGCTTCCTTGACCAGCATTCTGCCGATACGGACATTGTTGTAGTCGTAGTAGAGGTCGCCGTTATCGTCCATCACGATGAACATAAAGTTCGGAAAGTGTTCGGCGAGCAACGCCCGAATATCGGCGTAGATGTCCTCGTATTGTTCGTCAGTCATTGGCATTGGTGTCTTCCTCCATTTCTATTACGTCAGCTTGCTTCATCGCATCGAGTCTAGCCTTGGCGGCAGCCAAGGTTTCCTCGTAGTCCTGTTGCGTGATGACTTGTCTATCTTCAGTTATGGAACTAGCCTCACCGCGTGAAGTCATTGCCTCACGAAATGAATTAGCCTTGGCGATGGACAGTTCCTTGAGATCGCGGAAATTAACTTCGAAGTCCGGATCGTTTTCCATCCGATCGCGGACATTCTCAATCAGATCCTCCTCCAGGGAGGATATGTTCATATAGTTCTTCGCGGAGATCTTCCCCGCAACTTCCCGGAGTTTGCCGAGATGATCGGCGTAGTCCACCAGTATATTCAATACCGTCTGGCGGGAGTAGCCATATTTCTTTACTAGAGCCGTCTGGCTCGTTCCCTTGCTATACAAATATAACAGCTTCGCTACCTTGTCGGGGTTATACACCGATAGACTCTTGATCTGATTCAACTGCTTTACCTCAACGACATCAGCAATGGCGGACTTGATGCCCTCCATAAGCTCTTCTTTGTCATCCATAGGTTCAGCCATAAGCCGAACTAATACTTGGTATTAGAAGATGTCAACACTTTTTTTGCACTTGACAATCAAGGGTTGGCGGGTATGGTATCATACAATCACATAGTCCAGGAAGTAAACCTCAATGCAGGTGAAAACGATTTCCGGGGATAGCCACCCGAAGGACATTAAACTACACGGTACTACGGTCGGAGTCATTGCGTCTTGGGAACAAAGGGCAACCGCA